TTCAATTCAGTCACCTACGTCTGGGAAAAAGGCAGTTGACTTATCAAATCATCTTATACATACTGAATATTTTGAAGATTTACTAAGTCCAGTGATCACAATGAATATGAGAATCAGATCCGAGTTTAATTACATTGCAAAGGTTCCGATTCGTGGTGGAGAGATGATTGCTTTTAGTGCTGAAGTTGGAGGAACAACAGTTCAATTTGGAGAGATTGATGGTAATGGTAACATAACTCCAAATTCTGGTGAATTGTATGTGTATAAGTTATCAGATATGAGCCAACCTTCACAAGCACAGGATTTTGTTTTAAATATAACTTCCCTTGAATTCCTTAAAAATGAAACTTCAAGATGCCAAAAGAAATTTAAATCACAAAAAATAAGTGAACACGTAAGAGATATTCTTTTAAATGTAATGAAAGTAAATCCAGACCGCATCTTAAAAAGTAATATCGAAGATAGTGAGAACTATTATACTTTCATAGGTAATAATCGTAAACCTTTTTATACAATTGAGTGGTTATGTCCAAAAGCAATCACTAATTCAGTTCAAGGTGTTTCTGGAGAGGGATCAAATGCAAAGGGAAAAGGAACTGCTGGATTTTTATTTTACGAAAACAAAGAGGGATTTAATTTTAAGAGTGTTGAATCTTTAGTTCGTTCAACCACGTTAAAAGATAACAAGGCAAAGCCAGTTCAAATTTACGTATATAAAGGTCAAGGTGCAACTGGAAATCCATACAACACATCTGAAAATATTAGTATAAATTATTTTCACTATAGTAAATCAACAGATGTAAGGCAGGCTTTATCTGTTGGTCAATATTCTAACTTAACTATATTCTACGATTCATTAAGTCAAACATTCTCTAGAGTTGAATATAAATTAGAGGGAGAGGTAACAGATGGTGGACAATTGGGAGGAGATGATGAAGAAGATGATAAAAAATTGCCAGTACCAAAGGATTTGGATCAATATGTTAGTAGATTGTATTCTAGAATATCAGATCATGGAGCACTGGGAGTTGGTAAACTTGGTTTAGAGGCATCAGGGAGGGATCCAATAGATCAAGCAAAAGCAATATCAAGATACAATGCTTTATTCTCACAATCATTAAACATACAAGTTCCTTGTAATGCAAATCTTAAAATAGGTGATATAATAAATGTAACTTTTCCAGAATTGACTGGAGGAAGATCGAAGAAACTTGACCCAAGTATGAGTGGAAATTATTTAATTGCAAGACTGAATCATCATATGCAGGCAAATGCATCTTTCAGTTCTTTAAATTTGATTCGTGATTCTTACGGTTACTCGGAAGCATATCCAGTTGACACTGTGAATGG